CTTGAGTAGGGTCTGCCCCTCTCTTCTTTACCCAAAAGGGTTTATTTAATTCAGCCATGGTTCATTTCCTCCTTTGAAAATAAAAAGATGTGAAAGAGGTTTACTCTTTCACTATTGCCCAACCATGAATACCACCGCTATGGTTTCCAGTAGCTGATGCGTCAAAGATGTTCTTCAACACTGCAACGTTTGTGTCTACTCCAACACCACCTGCCGGGATAACTGCTAACAAATCACTCTGGTTGCTGTTTGTTGCATAAGCCATACCGAATTTTACTTCTTCGTATTCTGAGAATACAAGAGTATCATCAGAGTTAACATCAGTGCCACTTGCTACTTCAAAGTAGATGGTTTTGTATCCTAAGTTAGGTGTGATGCCAAACACTGTAGAGTTTGCATCAGTTCCAATATCAATTGCTGCCATTTTGTTTTTCCTCCATTAATAATAAAAACAGAGAAGCATAAGCTTCCTGTTTATGATATGCTCGTCAAAGACGCGCAGAATTGCTGAGCTTTCATAGCAAGCGCTTCATACATCTTAAGCATAAATTTGTCGCTATCATTTGTCTTCGCTAACTCTTGGAAAGTCATGTCTTGAAGGACACCCATTTCCACTGCTGTAGGGTCAATGAAGAAAATGTTTCTGCTTGTTGAAGTCGTGTTCATAAATCGAGATTTAATGAAATCAACTCCGTCAATATTGTAACTTCCCCTTATTCCAAAAGGCAAGTTCTCTTGTTCACCGACAAATCTCTGGAAGTCCATCAAAAGTCCTTTGAGGTAGGTATGCGTGAACGGGTCTGTTACGGCCCACTGCACAATACCACTGGTGTTGAAAGCGTTATCAACTCTCGTTCTGATTGCAGAGATAGTTGCAAAATCACTTTGTGCTGCTGAGTTGGTTGTAATTGCATTCTCAAATCCTACGAACGACCGTGTATTTGCAAATGCAGAACTACCTGAAGTGTTACCTCGTAAGATAGTCTCTTCCTCTAAATATCTCATTGCTAAGGTTTTATTCCTGAGCTCAAAGTTCAATCCGTCTAAGTATCCTCGCATTGCGCTTTGTGCTGGTCCAGTAATTCTACCTACACTGTAGAGATACTTGATAGCAACAGTTTGTCGTGTGTACGTGTCAGTTTGTTCACTGAGTGCAGCATCCTCATTTAACCATTGTGCTGCAGTAATCGCTGTAATCTGATTGAAATCTATTGTTTTTCCGCGAATAGCACGTCGTGGGATTAACTCAACAATAGGCGTTTGCTTTCTTGTTAAGTCCACAATTTCTGGGTCTACAAAAACTGGGATAAGCGCGTTACCTGCAGTTCCTGCACCTCCACTTGTAGATGTAAGTGCTTTATGTATCGCTGGCATTCTTGTCTTGTACATTTCCGGACGCATGTCCTTCTTTGCCCAAGGGTTTGAATACATTTGTTCATTAGAAACCTGATTGCCGAAGCTTTGCTCGAAAGCAGCATCAACGCCAATAGGTCCCGGTCCAAATCCTGCCATTTTAACTTTGTTCCTCCATGTTTAATAATAATTAAGCCATACCCATGCCTGCTAAGTTTTGTTTTGCTCTCTCTGCGAAAATATCGCCTAAAGAAACATCCTTACCGACAGGGCTTGATTGTGGTTCTTCTACTTTAGCTGTGTATACTGACACTGCCTTGATAGCTTTTGCCACTTCTGATTGTACTAAAGCTTTTACTTCTTTAGCACTATATTTCTTTTCCTCTGCAGGTGCTCCGTCTGCAGGGGCATCTCCTTTATCATCTCCATCTCCATCAGGTTTACCATCGCCATTGTCTGATTTTGGGTCTTCAGGGGCTGCTGGTTCTGCAGGCTTGTCAGGTTCTGCTGGAGCGTCTCCATCATTACCATCTTTAGCTGGCTCATCAGCAGCAGGAGCAGGAGTAGGTTCTGTTGGTTTTGTATCTGGCTTTAAGCCTTCCTTCTTAATCTCTTCTGGTGTCATTTTTTTTTCCTCCGTTGGTTTCATGTGATTATCAAAATTAAATTTCTTTGCTAAGTTTGCAAATGTAACTCTGTTGCTTGGTACAGGAGTAAAACTCCCTTCTAACAATTCAGCCTCAGTCCATTCAGTGTATGTTTTGCCATCAATCTTAATATCTCTACTTGATTTGGGAATAGCACCTATTGAAAGCCCAACAGGCATTCCTTCATCGAGCATAGCTTTCACACGCCCTGCTTTTGGATTTGCTTTGTCACTAAAGAACTTAGGCGCAACTTCAAGAGCAGCTACGCCGTCAACTTCGTTGTAATTCTTTCCTTCCCAAACGCCTAAATAACTATCAATAGAATTATCATGGTCAGCGAGTATTGGCAAATGTCCGCTCAAACTCCATTTGTAAAGTAAATGTTTAGAAATTCGCTCGTTGTCTCTATCGACAGCATCTGAGCTTAAGATGCCACGGTATCCCTTCGAAGTTTTTTGGATAGGGATAAACAAAAATCTTTTCTCTATCTTCTCAACCATTTCAGTAAAACATAGAGTTCTTAGATTTTAAATACTTTACTTATAAACTTATATGAATTTAAGGATTTGGATAGCTAAAGTATGCGTTAAGTATCTTTCTGCAAATTGTTGCAGTTTTAATTTGTCAACAATGTTCATATCAACAACTGTACAATAACGGTCTCCTTCAAAAGTGTAGTAAAGAAAAAGCCTTTTTTCTGTTTCTTTCCAATGGATAAGATTTCTATTGTTTGATTGATAAAGACCTCTATCTAGTATAGTGATGAACTCATTCCAACCTACTTGAAAAAAATCTTTGCCTGCAACCATTATCCTAATCCAAATGTTTTTGTAATTAATAAAATTATCAGTGCTGCACCTACACCTCCGACGCCTCCCAATCCTATAAGCTTAGCCATACCTATTCGGGCTTTGGTGATGTTCTTACGATTGGCTTCTATCAAGGTCTCATGTCTCTGTATATTGCCATTAAGGCTCTTGAGATGTTCCTCTGTTCTTGCCTGTGATATTCTTATCTTACTTACTTCTTCCAATACTAAATCTATCTTGCTTCCCATTCTACTGTGCCAGTATAGTTTTATGATTTGTTCTTTTTATTTTGTTGTAAAGACTGCTAACGCATCATCAATGACTTTAATGTTTGCTAGGTATTTTGCTTCAAGCTCAGCTTTTTGTTTTATTAAGTCTGCTTTGTTCATTATACCTCTAGATTCACTGATTTCAATTATAGCTACGTTGTTTTCGTCTAGTTTTGTGTATGTTTTTTTGCCCATTGTATTCATCCTCCTTTGTTTTATGCAATAGTACCACAGGGGATATATCTTGTTAATCCACCGGGTATTGTTACTTTGATAAAATGCGTAGTAGTTAAACTCTTTGCACCGATAGCTTCAATAGCATTGCCTGTGCCAATTGTAGTGTTAAATTCAATCATTTCTTCGCTAATGTCCGCTTGGTCAAGCAACAAGGCTGGTATAGCTGCTGATGTAGAAGCTTGGGCGATACTCATCATGGCAGTAATGCCTAATGTTCCTAAACTAAGTCTTCCTGTCTCTTGGTCAAGAGCTAAGTAGTTTGCTTCAAAGCCGCCTGTGTCGGGACTTCTTTGAAATGTCAATCTATCATTATCAAATGATAGACGGATACCCTTTTTCCCTGCTGTTCCACTAGTATTAATCCACTGGATTATAGGGTTGGACTGTTCAATCCATAGAGCTGAACTCGGCGAAGCACCAATACCTAATTGAGTTCTCACTCTAGCACTTCCATTAACGTCAAGAGTATCTGTTGGGCCTCCTGTTCCAATTCCTAATTTTCCGGGGTCTATACCATCATCAAAAACAAAATTACTGCTGCTTACTAAAACAGAGCCATTTGAATAAGGAATATTTTTGGCAGCTATGGCTGTTGGAAAAGATTCTACTAATTTGTCGTCAAAGAACTTCTTTGTTGCTGCATCTTGATCTGAGGTTGGGTCTACAACACCTACAATTTTCTTAGTGTTCATATTTAACTCTTCAAAAATATCTATTTTTCCATCAATGTTAATTTTTAAATCATTTGTTCCTCCCCCTGCACCTAATCTTAAATCTCCATTTGCGTTCGTTGCAGTAATTATATTAGTACTAGCACCAGTTAAATTAATCTGACCAGACGTTGTTATGTTTCCTGCTCCTAAAAAAAGATTTCCAGTAGTTGTTAAACTTCCTGCTTTAAAATCAAAATT